ATACTTGACGACTTGATCGGGGCTGCCGGGATTGAGCTCAAAGCCAACGAGGATCTTGAGCACTCTGGCAAGTTGCTTATACCTTTCCTCGCAGCGCCTTACGATATAGCCCCGCTTGACGGGGTCGAAGTGCATTCCGTGCAGAGACATGAAGGCGTAATCTGCGAGCGATCGAGAAGCTTGATCGACCGAATCTTGAAGTCCACGATCACCGGCGATGAGGTCAATTTGACCATAGTAAATCTCTCGGAGGACAATAACATCTTTAACGTTGTAAGCGCGGAGCTGCTCAAATTGTGCTCGATTTCGAGGATCAAAGTTTCCTGCTTCATCTTTATGAAACGGACGATTGGAGAACAGCGTGGCCTGATGGGCAAGAGACTTCTCAGCCTCGGGATAGATACGATGCCCGGCGACCATCGTGTCGTAGATGTCTGTGCCGAATGGGATCTTGTAGAAGGCGGCGAGAAAGCAGAGATCGAAGAGGGCGTTGTGTATTACGACGCGACGCTTCTTAAACTCTCTTATCAAGCGCGCGAAGAAGACCACGCCCACATTAAGATTGCCACCGTGATCGTAGACAGGAACAGAATAAACAGGACTATTGCCGCAAGCGATCGCGAGACACGTAAGGGTGTTCGTCTTTGGATGGGTCTCGATGTCGAAGAAGATGGGTCCTTCGAATGAGAAGACTTGACAGGCATCTTCGGCGCGTTGAACGTGGATGGGATAAAACTCAGATTGAACTTCTTTTGAGGGGTCATATGTGAGTAGTTTCTTGATGTCTTGTTGGAACCAGAAGGAATAGTTACTGCGCTTTGTGGGCGAGGTGCTTTTGCCGTCGTCCTTATCTAGGATATCGTCGCCTTCGCCTTCGCCTTCGAGCGCGTCTTCCATGCCCCATGCATCAACACAATCTTGCGGCCAATAGGTTACGATGTATTGAGTCTTATTTGGCGAGATATAAACGACGCCACGGAAGGCGTCGAGGCTTTTGTCTTTGGCGGCCGGGAGAAACTCTAGGGCCTTTGCCCCAGCGAAGATTATCTTTGTGATGCCTTTGGGTTTTGGACTGGTGCCTCGGAAGAAATCGTCGGCAAAAGTAATGTAAAAACTAGATACGTCATCAATATCAACACCATGACGTACCATAATATCACGGACAAAATCTCCGGCCGGTCCGAGGAGAATGCCGTTATTTTCTTTATCAAAGCGCGAAGGTCCATGGAGAACGAGGGCTATCATTGTTAGGTTATTTTAGTCGAAAAGAAAAGGCAGACTTTATCCGGTCTGCCAGCGGTGCGATGGGATGTATGTCTAAGTGAGGAAAAGAAACCTCTTAGAAAGCTCGCATCAACTTCCTAAGAGGCGCATGTCTTTTGCTGCAACCACTCAGCAAAAAACTTAGAAGGGCAGCGGGCCAGCGGCGCCCTTGACTTGAGAGAAGTCAAACTGCGTGTTGTACCGCTTGATGATGACCTCGCCATTCTCGTCACGCTTGGCGAACTTGAGGTCGCGAGAAGTCGATGGATCGTTGCTGACATACTCAGGCTGCGACTGCACAAGCATGTTGAACGCCTGACCTTCGAGGGTCTTGAGAGCCTCGGCCACGTCGATATCGGAATAGTCGTCGGGCAGTCCATCGTACAGACCGATGGTTTGGAGCGGCGACGCAAGAAGCTCAAGCGCAGACTCAACACCGTTCTTGTTCTCTAGCATGATGTACATGTTGCCCTTTGCTCCGAGCGTCTTGTATGTGGTGCCAGCCGCAGAGGCAGTCTCGGGCGCGATGATCTCGCACTCACAGACAACCATCTTGAAACCCTTGCCGCTATGCCGAAGCTCGGTCTTGTGGACGAGAACCTTATAGACATTGGCGGGAATTAATCCGATCTTGACTTCAGTACCTTTTTTCATTTTTGTTTTTGTTGTTTTATTGTTTTACTGTGACCGACAAACGGAGGAAGCTTTTCGTGTGCCGCTTTGTATGTTACGGTTTAGTAAGTTCTTGAGCTACCTTGTTAAGAGCTTTCACAACACAATTCTCCATCGGATTCGGCAGGCCCCAGAAGATTGGAGTCTTTGCCGTCGTGACGCCATCGGTCTGCGTGGCGAAGAAGTATTGGATTGTGTCAGAACCTTTCTCCTTCTTCGCATACACGGACCACACCGCGAGACACTCGGACTCGATGCCTTTGTTTGCCCACTCTTTACCTTGGACATACAAGCGGCGGCGCGTAGTCATGCTGCCGTCGAGACCTTGAATAGGAACAATCTCTTCGAGACCGGTGATGATGACGGTCTTGTCGAGAGCTTTGAGGTTCGTGCACAGCGTTTGAATGCCGTCGTTGTAGTTTTTCCAGATGTCAAAGCCTTTGTACATCTGCTCGCACTTGACCTGTAGTTGGTCGATGGCGGCGGTGATTGAGTCGATGACGACGAGATCCTTCGTGGGATCTTTCTTTATGTTGTTGAGTGCGACAGTCAGTTTATCGTAGCTGTCAATGGGGACGACGAGCTTCTCGTCGCGCACACGAAACGGCATACCCTTTCGCTCGGCGTCGAAGATAACGGTGCGTGCGGGGTCGACGTTGCGGAAGGATGTAGACTTGCCGGAGCCACTCGGACCCACGAGTGCGATCAGAGTCTTGGGCCATTTTGGGGGTTGTATTGTTTGAGGTTGTGGGGATGTTGTTGTTTCCATATGTTTTGAGGTCTTGGTTTATCACTCACCAAGAAAGGGGTTCATACTTCACGACATCACACTCAGAGAGAAAGAGCTCAATCTGTGTGGAGTTATCGGCGAAGCAAAGACGTTTGAATGGGCAAGAAGGACAGGCGTTGACAAGCTTGCCGCTGGGTGGAGGAAGCTTGTCGTGGGCCAGCGCTTCGTTGATGAGCTTGGAGAAGAGTTCTATTCTCGCCTTTAGCTCGCGTCCGAACTCATCGAGTTGATCGCCGGAGAAACTCCAATCGGGGCCGGTGCGCCACGCTGGAGCGGGAAGAGAAATCTGCACGATGAGCGTGCGAATAATCATGCGACGATACCATGCAGCGTTGCCGAGATTGATGTCGTCTTTGAAGATTTCATACGCAAAGCGCTGGAAGATATAGTAATAGAAAGAGAACTGCGTGTCGCCTTCGTAGCCCGCGACAGCATCTTTGAATGCGTACTTGCGTGTGGTCTTGTAGTCTGTGATCTGAAGAATGCCGGAAGGTGCGAGGGAAAGAAGGTCAACTGTTCCGACATACGCAAAGGCAGGATGCTCAACGATTGGGAAGTTGAAATGAAACTCCGCGCCTTTGTTGTCACCGAACTTAAGGGGTATAGGCAACTGTGTAAGAGGCGCCGCCGTGAGAGCTTTGCGAATCTGATCTTGCTCTTTGGCTGGGAGACCTTTTGCTTTGGCCTCAGTGAATGCTTCGAGACAAGCAGCTTGCCAGTTCTCTCCGCCGCGATCAAAGGCAATGTTCTCTGCGAACTTGTGGATAATCTTGCCTACGGTGAGCGCCGTAATATCTTCCTTCGGCTTGAGGCCGAGGAAGACTGTGAGGAACCAGCGTCTTGGGCATGCTGAAATTTTTAATCCAGATGCGTTGATGGGGATTGTGGCGGGGATGCCTTCTTGAGGGAGGTCTTTGAGTGTGATGTTCATATTATTATGAGGGAAAGAGAAAGCCGCATGGTGTTCATCTCCGCGAGGAAACCATAAACCCCGCTGTCGTGCCTCGTCGACACGCTCTATGCCCATGCGGCTAAAGATTATTTTTTGAACTTGAAGTTGTTGACTTGATTGAGGATTGCTTGAACGTCAACGCCTTTGAGTAGTGGGTCGTTGATGAGGGACGCAACATCGGTGCCGGTTGGCCGCGTGAAGGGAAAGTGTTTCATCAGAAACTTCTCGAGTTCCTTGTCCGTCATCTCTTCGACGGGCTTTGGAAGACCGAGGAGAAGATCGAGTTCGTTGAGCGAAGAACTCATAGACAAACAAAGCAAAGCTTCTGTTGAATTGTGGGCTTTGTTATGTAGACAAGAGACTTCTTTGCTTCCTCTGGCGTGGGCGAGAGGATGGTGTTGTACCACATTCCGCCTTCGTTGAATTGATAGGCGTAGAAGTAATAGGTCTGACGTGGCGGATCTGTGACGGTGGCTTTGATGGCGTTGTCTTTGTGGTCTTTCATATCATTGATTATTCCTGAGGGCGTGATAGATGTTGGTGAATCGTTGTGCTCTGTCTTGAATGCGGACTGGAAGTTTATCGAATGAGAAATCGTGACGGGAATATCCTTCGAGTCCGAGATTCCATGCGACATAGATGTCTTTAGGACTTGGCTCTTTGATGCGCTGGGCGAGGCAGAGCTTGAGCTCCAGCCAGCATAGATGCGCCTTAGCACAGCGCCGCGCTTCGGAAGGAATATGTCTCTGATCTTTTTCATCAGGGAAGTGTTGCTTCCAGACGCTGCGTTTGATTTGATATCGGGAGAGTTCACCGTGGCGGCCTTTCGCTTTGTCGTTGTCGTTGCTTTCGATTTGACTGAGGGCTTTGAGTTTGGTGTCGAAGTCTTGATGGAGTGCGATGAGTGTGGTCTCTGCTGTGATAAGAGATATAACAAACACTAGAGGTTTCATATCCTACGAGGGCCAGAAGTATGGTAGGTTGTCTGGGATGTTTGGGAAGTGTGGCTTGTAATAGTCAGCCTTCTTCCGGATGAGATTACTTTGGTGCGTCTTATGTAGATAAGAGCCGAGCCACTTGGGCGTTGTTATGGTTGGATATGTTAGGATCTCTCGCTCGAAATGAGGCAAGAGATTATCTTCATAGCCACGGCGCCGCGCCTCTTGGCAGATTTTAATTGAGTACAAGCAGAGCCAAGCTTGATAAGGCTTGACCATCCGAACGGCTGGGTGGCTTTGCCACCCGGTGGATTTACCTTGCAAGGTGTTGAGGATTTGATA